GTGCACGTATATTATTTTCTCCTTTGGAAAGCTTCTCGCTTCCGGATGTAGATGAGTTTCTCTCCTACCGGTCGTCGTGTTGAACATATTGGAGGTTGGTCGAAAGATCAAACGCACATCCCACCCTATTTTTCATCACTTTATTATTAATTTTCGCACATGGCAACCGTGATACTGGGACTTTTTTGTCAATAGTATTACAAGTGCCCTCTTGTTTGTTATGGCTGGCAAGTCTGTTCTTTGACTTGTTATACTACACCGAACTCTGTGTGATGGACACGTGTGTCATTTCGGCCTTGACACACGTCAGATGATATTGTTAGGCCGACTTTTTCGTTTTCTTGCTTTGATTAGTATGCGATATCTGAAAAGACATTTTTCTTCATGTATCCTATTGGAATTTTGTCAAAATTTACTATGTGTTTACACTCTACCTTCAAGGTTTGTTGTTTATTTTCTTTTGATTACGAATTTGTTCTCTGCCCTAATAATTTTATTTTAATTATGTGGTCACTTGTTTTTACCACACCTTAGTGACTGCCGGAGGCAGTATCCCCCCCCCTTGACACCACACCTTATCAGACAACGTCTTTTTTGCTGGCAGTTGAAAGTGCCGGGCTCTGGATAAATGCAACGTTGCTAGCTTCCATCCCTTGTCTATTTGTTAGTCAGCTGGCAAGTTTCCTTCACCGGGTTCACAACATCTTGTTAGTTAGCCGGTAAGTGCACTCTTCGTCAGGATCACAACATCTGGACCACCTTATATACTGCTTTGCTCATTCTTATTTTTGTTTCGATTGCCCCTGTCGCGTTGTGAGGCTACGGCCGCGCTTTATTGCCACAACATTAAGGGAAGATCACTCACCGAAAATGTCTGACAAGGTTTGGGCTCCGCTTAGGGAGCCCCGTGGAGACGCACTCACCAGCCGCCGTATGCCCCGTTTCGAGAAGAAGAACATCCTCACCATCACCTCTTACTCCACTTATACAGCACCTTCTGTACAACGACTGACCCCCCAGCCGATTTCGCGCTGGAATCCCAGTCTCAAGAAGGACGTACCTGTCATCAACTCACATGACCCTTCCACTTATCGCGGAATCTTCCGAAAGTCTGCTCAAAAGAAGACTATCGACTATGACAAGACTCCCCATCCGACCTGGAGCGAAAAGTATATGAAGGATCCAACCACGGCCGCGGCCATAGAAGGATACTCAAGGAAATTCCCTGTTCTCAATCGTACCACAAAGATTGCTTCCAGGGACACTCCCAATTACCTTCCGTTGCCGCCATCTCCTTATGCCCATCCCCCTATGATAGTGACCGAGACCCCCGACGGTTACTTCTGGGATGCTTCGCGCGTCTTGTTCGAGAAGCGCAAATGGCAAACCGAAGATGGAGAACAAGATCCCCTCCAATATCTCCGTCATTCCGCGACGGACCACCAGATGGACTTCTTTTGTTCTCTTTCCTCAACTCTCGTCCCTTGCACCCTGTCCAACTATGGGTACAAGACCGACGACGATCCCGTTTATTTTATTACTGGATTTCCTTACTTCTTGCCTCAGCATTCTTTTCTTCGTTTTTACGATCTTCCGTCAGGAGTCCAAGAACATATCTCGTCGTATCACAGCGACAAGTACAAGCCTATCCTGAACCGAAACGGTCGTCTCGTTCCCCGTTCTCACCCTGACGGAGAGATACCGCTTCCTTTCGGCACCTACCAAGGCGGACGATTATACGCTCATGGCGTCGTCCCTACGGCTCCTCTCACTGCTGTGAATTTCCTGACAGTCAACTATCTTCAACAGTACTGTCCGACGTTTCACACCACTGAGCCCTTCATCTACAAGGAGAAGTCTTTGGACCCTCCTCGTCGTGTCCTCATACGACCGCACTATCACGAGAAATTCCATTGGTGGCTCCGCCCATTTGCCACCATACGCACAGAAGATCCAGAACTTGCCCGCCGCATCGTCAGCAAGCAAGAAATCTATCTTCAGCATGGAGTTCCTCTCGGTCGTACTCTTATCCCCTCACATCAGGTCGTCAAGAGGCTTTCAAAACCTTTTGTCGACGGAACCCCTCACCCTCTTGCCAGTTCAGAGTCCCTACCAGAACTGGACCCTCTCCCCTCTCACCCTCCTCTTCGGCTGGATCGCGATAATCGCGATAACGCTGTCAAGGTGCTCAAGCTCCTTTCCAAGTTCAGACATACTTGGGAATTCGGTGAATACTTCGACTTTTCTCGCATCGATCACGTTACTCGACTCCTCGAAAAGGTCGAGAACTATTTCAACGTGGTTCTTCGCAATCAAGTCGGACATCTCCCGCAGGCTCACAGCATTTTGGCACGTCGCATGCTCAATTGGACCGCTCGCAAGAACAAGCCTTACCGCGCTCTATTCTGTAAGATTGGTGCTCTTTACGGGTCTCAGACATTCGATCTCCTCTATACGATACATCGAATGCAACCCTATAAGACCAAGCTCAACGAATGGATCGTCCAGAAACAAGGCCGTTTTTCAGATTCCTGGTCCACCATTGCCGCTGCCTACCACACTACTGTCGGGAATGCTTATGGGGCCCTTGGATGGGCCCTTGAGTACCTTGGCCGTGGTGTCGGTTACGGCATCGCCTCTGCCGCTTCGGAGAATCCCCTCATTTCGTCAATTCGCACAGCGTGGCAATCGTTTCAAAAACACGCCTGCTCAGTTTTGTCCTCCTCATTTAAATTCGGACTGCTATCTACTTCGGTTTTGGAAGTTGGTTTTTCCTTACTCGTGGCAGTTTTATCTCTCATCGTTTTTATTTGGTTTTTTCGTTGGCTTAGCGGCCTGTCTTCCCCAGCCGTATTTACAGCTGCGCTGGCTGGCATTGTTGGCATTCACTTACTTCAAATCGCTTACCTCGTGGTGGGCATGAATGAGATGGAGCCTACCACTGTCGCTGACGAACCCATCCTCCCATCAGCGGATCGCTTTGTACAAGAGCTTCGGAAGCTCCAAGGCAACACTTTCCGGGACACCTGGACCGGCACTGGAGAAGTTATTGACGACCGAGACGAACCCCCTCTGGTTCGGACAACTTGGCCCAAACATACTCCCATGCCGCCTCCGGAGACCGACGATACCCCGCCTTCTGGCCCTCCTCCCTCACCTCCGACTCCAGCAGTTCGCGCTGCCCTTTCAGAGGCTCTGGAGTCAGTCGTTACCGAGGAAGACATTCACGCTGCCAAGCAAGCTGGTGGAGTCACCCTTGGAATGATCGTCGACAAGATTGCCAAGATCGCCAATCCGAAAGGACCCGCGACTGCGATGGACTATCTTGACCTCATTCCCAGGTTTTCTCGCATCGGCCATGGCCTCGAATGGTTCGCAACCAAGATGCCCAAACTCGGTATTGCTCTTTATGGGAAACTGACTGGCAAAGTCATGCCCATGAGCGCCGCCGAGGAGAAGGTACTTGAGATGCATCGCACCTACGAAGGCCTCAAGCAGCTGAAGCTCCAATTCGGCACCTGGCTTGGTGTTTCTATCAACCACCCCGACCGCATTCCTGAGATTACTCGATTTTTCGAGGAAGTCAAAGCGTTTGACCGCTACGTCTATCAAGACAAGATGGCTCAATCAGCCGTCGAACGCATGTACAAGGAGGTTCTCAGCGCCGGAATCGAATACCTCTCCTCCTTAGAGAAATTCAAACATCTCAAAGGAGGACGACGTGTCCCCATCTGGCTCAACCTCCACGGCCCTCCAGGCAAAGGCAAATCCAACTTCGCTTACGAGATTTTCCGCTGGATTCGCCATTTTCACTACGCCAATTTTGAGAACGACAAGCGGTATTTCAACGACCCCGCTGACCCCGATTTTTACACCGTTTATCAGATGCTCTTCCCTTTTCCCGCGGGAGAGCAGTATTTTGATGGTTATCACGACCAACCTTTTCTTTTTATGGACGAAATTTTTTCGAAGAAGGACTCGGCGGAGCGTTCTGTTACAGGCGCTCTGCTGCTCCAGCTCATCTCCGACGTTCCTGTCACGCTACTTGTGGCTGACATGACCAGGAAAGACACTCAACCGCGCATCGACTATTTCATTTCGACGTCTAACGAAGACTCTTGGATCGACACGGGACTTGCTTCGGAAGAAGCCCTTCACTCCCGTATCCTCCTCAATGTCTTTTGTGATCTCGATCATGACAACAAGTTCACCGCATGTGTCATTCCTCGGCCTACCAAGAATAAGTTGAAGATGGACCCAACATATCTGGAAATGGAGCGCACCCTTGACGCTGCGGCTATTGCCAAAATCGTCACCGATTTGTACAAGCAAGCGCCCCTTCCTGGCAACATGCCCATTGATTTTTCATCTTTTTCTTCTTTTGATTACAAGCTCACTCATCCGCGTTTCGGCATTATCAGTTCTGAAGCCGGTAACGTTACGGTTACCCGAAACCACGCGAAACCCCCCAAAACCGAGAAAACTTGGTTACAGGAGCAGTTCGATGGTCTCGGTGTTACCTTTCTTCCCGAACCTGCAGAAGCTGTGAAACAAGGCAAGTCAGAAACTCGACAAGAAGTCATTGACCTCTGTACCGAGGTGTACGAAGCGTACCGTTACACATGGAACGCTCTCGGATACCAACGGCCACATGTCCAACTTATTGTCGACAAATTTGCCCCCTTGTTCCCCCAATGCGAAGATGCAACACCACCCGCTATCGCGTCCGCCCTCGCCGATTTTGCAAGATTACATGCAACTCCCGAAGGCTCTCTGGTCGCGAAGCGTCTTGCGGCGTTCTTCGACAAGCAGCCCGAAATCAGAGCTCACATCGTCCGCCGCATGTGGTCATCAGACGCACCTGCCGACAAAGCAGCCCGCTGGTTGATTGACAACGAGAAGCCTGCTACGACAGCACCAATTGCAACCCAGACTGATCCCCCGAAAGGACGTTCTTTCCTCCAATCGGCTATGATCTTTATCGGTTCACTTGCTATCGTCGTAGGCCTTTTTGTCGTCATCTTCAAAGCCGTCTGCCTCATCGTCCGCAACTTCTTTCCGATTCGTCCAGAAGAAGAACTCCAAGACGAGATACAACCACAATCTGGAGATCCGCGCACCGCGCGCTCAGCGAGAACAGCTCCTCGCATGCGCCCCGTACGCGGCTCCATGAACGTCGTCAATCGCGTCTCTGGATCAACTGCCACCAAGCAGTCCATACCAGCTGAGGTATTAAAAATCAGCCACAACGTTGTTCGAGCAAACTTCAACGGAGTCGACAGCCACGTTCTCTTTTTACGAGGGAACCTCGCCGTCACCAACACCCACAACCTTGCACGCATGGTTGAGGGCACTTCCGTCGAACTTTTCTCCGACAAACTCGGCCCCGGTTATTTCGTTCCGGTCGAGGATATCCAGCTCCTGAATATCTCAGATATCGAAGTCAATTCGATGGAGGACTATTGTGCTCATGAAGCAAAAGTTCCCCTCGTTTTCCTTGGATTCCCTCTGATGACGTTCTTTCCGGACATCACTGGATTCTTCCGCAATGAGTTTACGCCGGACACCCCTGTCTATCGAGTCAATCGAGACGTTCAGTTCAAGGAAGTGGCCGGAAGGACGACATCCAACGTCCACACTATGCCCCACTACTCAGAACACGTCAAGTACGGCCCTACCGGAACTCATCACACTGATATTCTTGTGACCGGCATGCCCAATCAACTCGGCGACTGTGGTCTCCCGTATATTACAACCGGA